TGTCTAAGACTACAGCTATAGGTGATCAGATATATTATGATAGTGCAGATAGCACGACCGTAACGGCAGCCGGTGTATTAACGTCTGATGCTACTTCCTTTGAAATGGTATTGATACAAGGCGGAACGGCTACAGTAGCAGGCACAGGTACACCAGCAACCGTGAACACAGCAGCAGTGGGTGGCGGTAGTGGCTCAGCAATCAAATCAATTAACATTAGCTCAATCAAGATAGGACTTTAAACATGGCTAAAGGCACAGAACCAGCAACAGGTGGCGCAAGCATAACGCCAAACGATACAACTCAAATAGCTACAGCGCATCGAGCAATATACGTTGGTGGCGCGGGTAACTTAGCAATTACTTCCTCAGGTGGTGACAGTCTAACTTTCGTTGGCGTGCCAGCGGGAACAGTACTGCCGATCAAAGCAAGCGTGATACTGTCTACCGGCACAACAGCAACTAGCATTGTGGTCATTGGCTAATGGCAATCATGGCTGATGGCGGCAGAAACGATTTAGCCAAGGGGTTAGGCAGTGGCATTGTCCTTGATGCATGGGGCAAACAGAAGGTCACAACAGACTTTTCATTGTTCCACGGTATATGGACATATGACGTACCTAACAGGGTGTGGGAAGAGTTCAGCCTGACGTTAGGCTCTTACTCTCCACTTACTCAGACTGGAACGCTAGTTTCTTCTGTTGATAACATGCTTGAAGTTAAGAGCGGTACTGTTGCTGGAAATGGCGGTGCGGTATTCTCTAAGAGACATCCGCGCTATCAGCCTAATAGGGGCCACTTATATTCAACGGCTCTAATATTGCCAAGCGCTACATCTAATGGTGTCCGTAAGTTTGGACTATTCAAGAACGGCAACGGTGTATACTTTCAACTGGAAGGTAATGGCTCGACTTGGACAATGTACGCAGTCAGAAAGTCAAACGGCACAGAAGAAAACAAGCAGGATATAACGTCACTACTGCCCAGCGGCTTCGACCCTGAAAAAAACAACGTCTATGATATACAATATCAATGGAGGTCAGCGGGTGACTATTTCTTCTATGTAAACCTAGAGAGTACATACGCAGAGGAGAACTTAGGAACGCTTTCAGGTACGTCTATTAGACTTCCAGCTCTACCAGTGGGTTATTCAGCAGTAACAAACACAACCACTGAAATCAAGATATTAGCAGGCTGTGTTGACGTAACGAGTGAGGGCGGCAAGAGAGAAGGGCGACAGTTTGCCTCAGTCTCAACAGGTGTGGCCTTATTAAAGGCAGGCACAGCAGGAACGGCGATGCTAGCAGTCAGAATGCCTAGAAACATATCATATGGCGGCGGCACTATAGAGAACACCAGAGACATCGTAGCAAGCAAGTTAACAGGCTGGTCAAGAGACGAAGCATCATTGCAGGTGTGGTTCGCAAGGGATACGGTAGCAACAGCATTAGGCGCGCTTACATGGGCGGCATTACCTGACTCTGTAACGGGTGAGTACTTAGTAGGCGGCAACGGTTCAACGTTAAACACAGCGTTTCAGTCTGATAAATCTAGTATGCAATTAGTACTAAACGAATGGGATGATTTAGAGAAAAAGAACGTTGTGATTAACCCAGATCAGAGCATTGCGCCTTTCTACGTTACACCAGGCGACATCATGGTTTGCGTTATTCAAACAATCGCAGGTAATGATGACAACGCTACAACGTTGTATCTAAGCGAGGAGATATGACACCACCTAACTTAACAACAGGCACGTTCTTAGGTGTTGCTGACACTGAGTATGATTTGGATGTATCAAGTCAATACAAGACCAACGTGATTACATTCCTGCCAGCTTCAAACTCAGGTGTATGTACAATATATGCTAGACTTCAAGGTAATACGGGATTTGAGGCAGTGGAAAATGGTACGGTAGACTTTAGTAAAGAGCTAACCAAAGCTATAAGAGGATACCAACTAACTGAGTTTAGATTCGTAAACAATCAGTCAGTGGCTTACACTGTAAAGATTAAGCAGACTGACGCAGATACAGAGAGATGAAACCAGCGATAACACTAAACGGAAAGCCAATACCACAAGACTACGACGACGAACTAACAGAGCAAGAACAACAGCAAGTAGACCAAGCAACAGACTAGCCAACCTAAGGGAGCTAACACAATGCCAGCAGGAAGACCAACAAAGTACACTCCAGAGCTATTAGAGAAAGCTAATGAATACCTAGAGAATCATATCTCTTATGGTGATGTGGTTCCAAGTCATGCCGGTTTAGCAACAGAGATAGGAATCACTAGAGGAACGCTGTACGACTGGTCACATGACCCAGAAAAGCAGGCATTTTCAGACATATTAGACCAATGTAACCGCAAGCAAGAGAGAATGCTGCTGTCTGGCGCTCTAGTTGGCGACATGAATGCGAACATTGCTAAGCTAATGCTAGGCAAGCATGGTTACTCTGAAAAGAACCAGACAGAGCTTACAGGGGCTAATGGCAGTCCAATCAAAACTGAATCAAAAGTAGAATGGTCAGTACAGCCGGTTAAGCCAATCAATGAAGCGTGAGCTAAAGGTAAATTACAAAGTATGGGAGGCAATGAACAAGCCACAACCCATCATTGTTATCATAGGGGGTCGAGGTTCAGGTAAGAGCTTAGGCGTTGGCGATGTACTCACGTTTGAGATGGATACCAAAGGCTTTGACATCTATTGCTTGCGTGAGTTTCAAGACTCGCTATCAGATTCAGTACATAAGGTGTTTAAGACAAGCGTAGAGGATAGGCTAGGCTTAGATGGCTGGGATATACAGCAATCAACTGTCATTGCTCCTAATGGCGCTAAGACGACTTATAAGGGCGCTAACCGTAATCCAGACGCTATGCAATCAGCACAAGGATATCTCAGGTCATGGTTTGAAGAAGCCCATCGAGCAAGCCAAGCATCACTGGATAAGCTACTACCTACTATTCTGCGTAACCCTGGCGCTAAATGTATATTCACAGCTAACCCGCAAAGCTCAGGTGACGCATTCAGTCAGAGATTCATTGTTCCATATCAGGATGAGCTAGACCGTAACGGATTCTATGAAGATGATCTGCATTATGTGGTCATGGTCAATTGGACGGACAACCCGTGGTGGAACACAGAGCAGGAAGCACTCAGAAAGTGGGACTATGACAACCTCTCAAGGGCCAAGTACGATTGGATATGGGAAGGAAAGTTCTTAGACACTGTAGACGATGCCATTATTGAAGCTGAATGGTTCGATGCGTGTATCGATTCACATGAGAAGCTAGGCTTTAGAGCTAAGGGTAAGAAGGTAATAGCGCATGACCCATCCGACATGGGCGGCGATGCTAAAGGTTTAGCGTATAGGCATGGCATGGTGTTTCTTGATATAACATCAATGGAGCATGGCGACGTTAACGAGGGGTTAGACTGGGCAACAGACTACGCAATAGCTAAAGGCGCTCAAGTGTTTACTTGGGATTGTGACGGACTAGGCGCAGCACTACGTAAACAGGTAGCAGACAACCTAGTAGGCCATGACATTGATCAGGTGACGTTCAAGGGTTCGCATAAGGTTGATAACCCTATGAGAGAGTATAACCCAACGATAGATAACGCAGCTAAGGCACTGAAGAACGAGGATTTGTTCAGGAATAAGCGTGCTCAATATTACTGGGATTTACGGGACAGGTGCTACAAGACATATCGAGCAGTGGTGCATGGTGAATATGCCGATACAATGGAGCTAATTAGCTTTAGTTCAGACATAAAGCAGCTTCAACAGTTACGCTCAGAAGTGTGCCGAATACCTCGAAAGCCTAACGGAACAGGGTTGATTCAAATCTTGAGCAAGCCAGAAATGAAGTCTAAGGACATCCCAAGCCCTAACATGGCTGACAGCGTTATGATGTCATTAGCAATAAGTGATAGAATAGTCAAACAGAATAGACGACGACAACCTAAACGAGTACCTATTGTATGAGAGATCAAATGTCAGAGCGTGAATTAGTCGCGCTAATTGATGAAGTCGAGCGTGACGGCCTTACAAACTCTGGCACGTTCACCTCAGACCAAGAAGATTATCTAAAGTATTATCAAGGCGAGCCATTCGGTGACGAAGTAGAAGGGCGCTCGAGCGTTATCTCTACTGATGTGATGGACTTAGTTGAGTCTGACATGCCAAGCCTAGCTAGAGTGTTCTTAGGTGCTGGCGACCCTGTAGAGTTTCAAGCTGATACCTCAGACCCTACAGCTATCCAAGAAGCCAAAGATAAGCAGGCGGTTGTTGGTCATATCATCCGCACCATTCCAAACTCATACCGCATACAGCAAGACTGGCTCAAGAGTTCAGAGCTACAGGACATTGCAGCGTTAGAGTATGGTGTAGAGGAAATCAAGACACCTAAGTTCAAGCGTTACAAAGGTCTGAATGAAGATGAACTAGCGGCATTGATTACTGATGTTGAAGAACAGACAGACGTTGAGAAAGCCGAGATAGCTGAAGTAGACGAAGATGAGGGGTCAGTATTAATACGAATCACTCATGCTAAGAAGCAATACTTCATTCGTAACATTCCAGTCGATGACCTGATAATCAGCCGTAATGCTTGGAATAAGAACGACGCGCAAGTAGTGGGCAAGCGATTCACTAAGACGCGCTCAGACTTGATAGCGGAAGGATTTAGCCGAGAGCTAGTTGATCAACTGCCTACTTATGAGACCTCCGACTCAGACGCTAACACGCTGAAAGCTACACGATACAATCAGCAAGGCGGCGAAGATGGCGACAGCTCAACAGATTGGGCTAACGAGGAAGTAAGAGGCGAAGACGTATATATCAAGGTTGACTATGATGGTGACGGGATAGCTGAGAGACGCCATGTAATCAAGGTTGGCACTCATATTCTAGAGAATGAAGCCTTTGACCATGTACCTTATGCTTTAACCTCATCGATGCTTATGCCTAACAACATTGTAGGCAAGTCACGATCATCATTGGCTATGCAATACCAGCGGGTAAACTCTACGTTATGGCGTCAAACACTAGACAACATGTACGCTGTGAACAATCCCCGTCATGTCTACACTGACGATATTGACGTAGATGATCTGTTAGACATTCGATTGAATGGCGTTGTACATTCTGAAGGTATCCCACAGCAAAACATAATGACGCTTGAAACACCTTACATTGGTGATAAGTCATTGCAGGTTATTCAGTACATGGAGGGCAAGAAGCAATCCACTACTGGCGCAATGAATTCTAACCAGGCACTCGAAGCTGATCAACTAGCAGACGAAACGGCTACACGCTTTAAGGGCATGGAAGATGCTGGTGAGGCTAAGATAGAGCTAGTAGCACGCAACATTGCTGAGACTGGCTATCGTGACTTGTGGGAAGGTGTAGCGTGGTTCGCAACACACTATCAGGACACTAAGTTAGAGCTACGAATATTAGGGCGTGAAATGGCTTTCGAGCCTAGTGAATGGCGCTTCGATAGTTCAGTAGTTGCTAAAGTAGGCACAGGCGCGGGTGATAACGAGAAGACTCTAGCTAACCTGACTGGTATATATCAAATACAACAGGGATTGATACAGCAAGGCTCTACACTGGCTGACCAAGCTAAGGCTTATAACACGTTAGCTGAGATGATTCGTGTAACTGGTCGCCATGACGTAGGCATGTTCTTCAACAACCCAGCACAACCAGAGCAGTTAGTTACAGCAGAACGTGACATGCTAAAGAACATGGTTCAGCAGCTACAAGCTCAGATAGGCAATCCATTAGCAGAAGCCGAGCAAGTTAAGGCACAAGGCTTGATTCAAATGGAACAGCTCAAGCAGAAGTACAATGGTCAGCTTGAAATGATGAAAATGCAGAACGAGACAGACGGCAAGATTCGAGACATGCAGGTCAAGTACGCTAGTGATATGGAAGAACTAAAGTACAAGTACTCTAAGCTGGAAGTTGAAAATCAGGTTGATGTGCCTGGTCAGGGTATAGACTTCAGCACTATGTCAAACGAGCAATTATTGAGGGTTATCAATGCCTAGCCTCAAAGATTGGGCGCAAATTATATTTGCAGATAAGACTGGCAACTTAGG